ACAACAGACGGCACAACAACCACAACGGGAGGGGTGCAGCAGACAGGCGTTGGAACCTACAAGGTGACCTTTTCCTCAGCGATGCCTAACACAAATTATATTGTGATTGGCAACGGGTGGCATGCGGCAGACAGCAAGCATGCCGCAACTGTTGGAACGATTGTGACCAAAGACACAGCCTATTTTACGTTTACGACGGCGGCTGAAACCACAGTTTTCCCTAATGTTGCCTACTTTCAGCTAGTAGTGTTTGGCCTTGGATAATGACACTTTCAGAATTAGCCACTTATATTTGTAATCTGGTTGGCAAAACCGATTCGACAAGTCTGGCTAGGTGCAAGGAGTATATTCGGCAACATCATCAACTGATATATGACTCTGCCCTGTGGCGTGAAAGCCTGATTGTCGAAAGGGTCACGATGCAGCCCTACGGGGGAGTGACCCACATAGAGGTCACAGGCGGCGGATCCGGTTATACCTCGGCCCCTACGATTAGCTTTTCAGCAGGAGGAGCCGGCTATGTAGCCCCTACAGCCACGGCAAAGACTTTTAACAACGACACGGTGGGGGAGATCCTCCTGACCAAGACAGGAAGCGGCTACACTGAAAATCCTACAGTAACTTTTACAGGTGGAGGCGGATCAGGGGCAACGGCAAAGGCATACGCAACAGGCTACAACGATGAGCTCACGCTTCCGCAATCAATTCAGCAGGTCTTGGCTATCACGGCAGACGATCAGGAACTTAGGCCGGAGGATATCATTACGCAGTATATGTGTGATCCGAGTGCTCTTACGGAGTCTGGCACTGCTTCCTCTTTTTCTCCTATTTCTTCTGTGGGTATCAATTTTGATCTTCTTAACGGTAGCCTGTATTTTGATTTGGCCGATTCGGCTGATGCAGGGAAGAAGGTCGAGATAGTTGGGAAGCTGTGGGGAGATCCAACAAGGATTTACAAGGAGACTTTGACCCTTGCAGCCAGTCCCTCAGCCAATGCCAGCTTTGAGTATTATTCTGTGATCACGTCACTGACCAAGGAGACTACAGCCGACACGGTGACGGTGAGAAACTCGACCAGCACAGAAAAGTTTTATTGGTACGGCTGGGAGACTCGGGCGGAGTTCCAGAGGGTCAAGCTGTATCGCCGGCCGGAATACGATTCAACCGGCCCGGTCCAGTTGGTTGTGCTGGGCAAGCAAAAGATCCGGCCGATGATAGCCGACACAGACGGCCCAATGATTAGCGGCATTGACAATGCACTGATCAAATACGGTACGGCTGATATGCTTAAAAGAGCGAGGCAATACGGTAAGGCTCAGCTTGAGACAGCAGAAGGCGACAGGCTTCTGGCTGTTGCAAGGGACGCAGAAACAAACCAGACGGCAAAGATCATGCGGATCGTGCCGGATGCCTACACGGCCGGATACAATAGAAATGATTTTGGGTTTTAACTATGCCGGTCTACTTCAATGATTCGATTGACGACATACTTCTGTATGACCGGCAGGCGTCCTTCATTGGGGGCCAAGTCTCCAACTTTCGGGAGAACCTTCTAAACGACTCACAGGCCGAGCTAATCAAGGATATGAGCCCGGAGATCTCCGGGGTGTTAAAAACCCGGAGAGGTTTCCACCGTTTCGCTAACCTGCTTGGCAGCACAAGCTCAAGCGTTGACGTGCGAGCGATTCACTTCTTTGATTCCGATAATCGCGAAAGGGTAATTGCGGCCGTCCACAACGATCTCTATGAGATTGAGTCTGATGGCACAGTGGCGGCTATCTCGGTGGCGGCAAATGTTCTCCCCTCTGCTGCGGCCCCGGCTTATATGTGTCAGGTGGCCGATAAAATGTACTGGAGCAGCGACACGACAACGAGCAAGATTTTTGAGCTAAAGTATTCCGGAGGGGCTTGGGTCAAGACTGACTCAACCGATACAACTTACCCGGCCAATTCAAAGTATTTAATCGCCAACTCTGGAAGGGTGTTTGCCTATGACCCAAGCGGCAACCAGATTTTTGTAAGCACGATTTTACCGGATTTGGCGGCTACGAGCACTCTGTTTACATTGGGATCAACTACGATCAACCCGTTTAAGGTTGGGACAGGAGCCGAGACAGTGACCGGGATGTATAGCTGGGTTGGTTTTAATGTGGTCGTGTTCTGTGAAAACAGTATTTACTTGGTGGATACTAACCCTCTGACAGCAGCGGCGGCAGCAGCCGGTAATGCCACTTCCACCTTTAAAATCAGGCAAGTATCAAATCGTTCCGGTGCAGTCAGCCACAGGGCTGTTGCCCAAGTAGGTGAAGACTTGATTTTTTTGGCTTCTGATGGCGTCAGGAGCCTCAAGAGAACGATGGCTGAGGAGATGGTGGCCGAGCAGTCCGGAGTAATTAGCTATCCAATTCAAGACTTGATTGACTCGATTAACTGGAGTGCAGCAGCACAAAAGGCAGCGGCGACTTTCTGGAACGGTTTGCTGCTGATCAGTGTACCGATTCTTTCGAGCACAGAGAACAACTGTGTACTGGTCTACTCGGCAAACACTAATAGCTGGATCGGTTACTGGCAGGGAAATCCGGATTACAACATTAAGCCGGTGGATTTCTGTATTGCAGCCTTTGGAGGTTATGCGGAGAAGCTCCTGACGCTGGACAAAGTGGGCAACCCGATGGAGTTCAGAGATTACGTTTCGCCACAGAACGCAGTGGCCACCGATTATCAGGACAATTTTGACGGCAGCAACTACAGGGACACGGCTTGGAAGGCCGTAACGAGGGGCATGACCTTCGGGGATCAGCTAAGCCCAAAAAGCCCTGAGTTTTGCGAGTGGGAGTTTGATCGAAGCAATGCCAAGGTGGACATTATTCCGATTCTGGACGGCGACGATGCTGACAGGTTGGTTACCGACCTTGACACAGGAGTGGGGGCGGTGACGTTAACAGCAGACCCTTTAACAGGAACACCTACGGGGCCGGTGCTTCCGTTTACTCTTTCTGAGTCTAAGGTCAGAAGGTTCAGGTATAGCCTGACCCAGTATGATCCTTTCAGGGAGCTGCAATTTCGTATTGAGCAGAGTACGGGAGACACTGGGAGCAGCAAGTACGTCAGCCTCAGAAGTATTCACTCAGGGGCATTTATGGACACAATGGAGGCAGACCAATGACCTACGAGGAGAAGGTTGCTGAGGCAGTGAAACTGTGTGCAGGGAGAAACCGAGAGGCCCACCTGTACCTGAATATTATCTGCAAGGCTGCCAGACTGATTGACGATCTTCTGGATGAAAAGGACAAGTGGAAAGAATCGGACACTTACGATCTGGCTCATCTGCTTTTAGTGGAGTTGCCTGACAATCCTTTTTTTGCCGAGAACAGGACGCACCTCCTTCCGTTGCATTTAGTCAGCCTAAACGCTTGGAAGGATGCTAATAGTTGGGAACCTTCCGGAGGAACCAAGCGGATCTATTCGCTTGTCATTCGGGACACTCTCACCGAGGTGGGCCTTATGGTGGCCTACTTGGTTGGAGGTAGGGAGTATTTGGAAAACGTGAGCTTAAAAATAAGAGAGTTTTTTATGAAGGAGGAATTTTAGACTATGGGACTCTACAGTGCAGATCCCCCGAAGCCGCCAGATTACGCTGCAGCAACCCGTGAAGGTGTTGAGGCCGATATCGAAAGCCTGCCAGTCAGGAAGCTGATCGAGGCAGCAGCACGTCAAGGCACCAAGGTCACCTATACCGATATGTCCGGCAAGGAGAAGACTGTGGACTTCACAGGCTTCGGTGATGCCGATATGAGCCGGAAAGATTTGGAGTTTGCAGAGGAATCTGCTGACCGGATGGCTCAGGCGATGCTTTCGGTGCAGGAGAAGTACGGGGCCGACTTTGTGAAGCAACGACTGAAAGAGCTGGAGCTTGCAGATCCGCAATTTAGGAAAGTGCGTGATGCCTTGGGAGAAGCAGCCCTTGAGGACGTGGAAAGCGGTTATGCGTTGGCCCCCGGTATGCGGGAGGAAGTCCAGCAAGCCACGAGAGCGGCCCAGTTTGCGAGAGGAAACGTCTTCGGAGCTGCTCCAGCAGCAGAGGAAGCCTTTGAGGTTGGCAATGCTGCATTCAGGTTGAGGCAGCAACGTCTGGCCAATGCAGCCAGCTACCTGAGTGGAGCCACTCCTGTAGCCCAATTTGGGCAGATAGCTGGAGCACAGCAGGGAGCTGCCGGTTTCAATCCGATGGGGATCCGGAGCGGCATAGGTCTGGATCCGAATGCAGGAGCCAGATCACTGGGCTTGGCTACCAATGTCTACAACAATCAATTTCAGGATTATATGCAGCAGAGCTCTATGGCCGGCGATATGTTGGGAGCAGTTGCCGGCTTAGGGATGGGGGCGATGACCGGGGGGCTGCTGGGAACGATTGGAGGCAAGTTTGGAAAGGGAGCACTTAAAGGCATAGGAGGAACAACATAATATTATGGGGATGAGCGGCAAAACATTTTTATCAGCCTTCCAGATGGGGGCCAAGATGTATCCGGATATAGTAAAGAGCCGGGAGGATCAGATTGATAAAAAACTGAAGAGGGATATTCTCGACCTTCAGAAGAATAAACTTGAGATTGATGCCAATTTAGCCGAAGCCAAAAAGAATCGGGAGGTTATCGGCATGAAGAGTCTCAACGAGTTCAAGACGGAATATGAAGCTCTGGATATGAACGACTCCAGATTTCCCTCTCAGTGGCGGAGACTGGTCAAGGACAACATCACCGGCATAGGCATGTCGCAAAGGTCGCTGGAAGAATTTAACACTATTAAAGAAACAGTAGTGAACAATGAAATTTTCAAGGCCAAGGAGGCAGCCGAGGCCGATGCGCTTGCGGCCCTTTCGTGGTGGAACGATAACAATCCTTTAAACAAAGTCGGCCCAGACTCTCCTCCGGATGCTATTAAAGTTGTAAACGACTCCTACAAGGAGCATCTACAGGAAGAGAAAAGTAAGTCTATCCGTGCAGAGGTAGAGGCGAAAGGTTCAGCGGAGACGGCCCTGAAGGACAAGGCTGAGTTTGTGGCCTTTATTGAGGAAACAGGTAGTACATATCTGCCAGAGGATTATACCAAGCCAGAGGCCAAGGATGCCTTGCGAGTTCACAAGCAGACAAAGGAGGTTAAGGATCTCATTATGGAGGTGGGATCGGAGGGTCTGCCAATTATGGCGAAGCTGGAGATAAGTCCGGATGGGCGCGGCTATAAGAACCTTCTCGCAGTAAAGGCTGAGCTAAGAACGCTTGCCAATCAGCAGAAGGAGAAAAGGGAAAGATCCGGAAAGGATCTTTCTGAGGCTGAAGGCAACGCCTTGATGTACTCGGAGCGGCTGAGGTTTGCCAATGAAACAATGGACCAGATGGTCATTGAAGGGGCAGCTCCAGAAAGTGATTTTATTAACGGCCTTATTGCCCAGTATACTGGCGGGAAAACTTTCAACATCGCTAATGCGCTCATTAACCCTAAATATCAAAAGTGGAAATCGGCGGCAGACAACTATATCCGGGCAACCCTCCGGAAAGAATCCGGTGCCGCAATTGCAGATCACGAATATATTGGAGGATTTAAGGACTATATCCCGCTGCTTGGTGACAGTGCTGAGCTTAAGGAGCACAAGAGAGATTTGCGTATAGGGGTGGCTGACACAATGCGGAGAATCTCCGGAGTACCTTGGGAGGAGACTTATTTACCCAGAAAGCCAATGAGGTTCCCCTCTAAGGAAGCGGCTAACAGATATAAAGGAAAGTGGCTTAAAGAGGGCGACAAGGGCGAGTTTTACGATAAGGATCGGAAGATGTGGATCCCGTTCACGGTTGGCAAAAGTAAGGCGGCAAAGAAACCGGAGACCAAGCCAGACCTAAAGCCGTTACCTGATCCAATGGTCAACCCTCTCCTGAAAGCGGCACCAGCTCCTACTTCAATCAGACCGTGACCAATGGCTCAAGAGGACTTGATTTTATTAGAGGAAGCTCCAAACGAGAAGGAGGAGCTGGAGATTGTTCCGGATCTTGATGCGGCTTACTTGGATAGAAGGCGGCGGCTAGAGCCTTCCACCACTGACTTCTCAGGGCCGGATCTGGCCCCCCACCTTGAACTGATTCCTATACCGGGAGCAGAAAGAGGAGAAACAGACGATCAGCTTTTCAGGAGGATCGAGGAAGATATAACCTATAAGCCTACAAACGCTGAGCTGGATAAGTACCTTGAGGACAGGGAAAGGCGGCCAAAGTATGCGATTGATTTTGTAAAAGGAGGGTGGGAAGCCGGGAAGGGAGTTGTTACCGATTTGGCTAAAGGGATCTGGGGAGCGGTCAAGGATCCTGAGCTTTTTATGTTCACGCCCAAGGGTATGAGTAAAAGGGCAACTACACTTGCAGAGGGGGCTGCAAGGGCAACTTGGGACCTCGGAACAGTTGGACGTTATCTTAATGACTGGTTTAGTGAGCAGGGAGATAGGGAGTATAAAGAAGAGATTGAGGACATGCGGCTCCGACAATCCAACCCGGATTGGAGAATGAGGGGAGCGATGGGGGGCGAGTCTTATCTCACCAAGAAGCAAAAAGACTTGATGAGAAAAAGCTGGGTTACTTCCTATATCAAAAAACGGATTGACGAGGATTTGGATGAGCTTGAGGTAACAACAGACGACTTTACCACTTCAAGGGAAAACCTAAAGAGAAATTTTAACAGGAGAGGGCTCACCTATGTAGATGGTGAGTCTAGGGACTTTTATACTTCGTCAAAATATATTAACGACATCCTGCCGGCAAAGCAGAGAGATAAGTATTATAATGATTTCCCTAATTGGATAAAAAAACGGAAGCGTGACCGTTGGAGACGGGGACGTTATTTGCAGAGCACCATAGAATTGGCTCGGCGCGGGGAGAAAACAGTCCTTGGAGAACTTTTTGGGCCAGAGGTGGATGAGGTTGCCAAGGCTTTTGTCAACAATGACGTGGCAACACTGGCGAGCTATGCAGGGGGTCCCGCTGAAGGGGCTGCAGTTCTCTCCACCAAGTTGGCCCGAAAAGCAACAAGTCCCTCGATCTTGGCCGGCAAGGCCGCAGAGTTGGCCGGCAAGGGGACACAGATTGCTGGCGAAAAGATTAAGCAGATAGGAGAGTGGGCAACCACAAGCCCCGAAAGATCGGCAGCCTTGGGGGCGGCCTTGGGGGCAGCGGCAGGGGATGATGGCATCACAATAACAAAGGGTGTTATTGGAGGCTTAGCTGAGCAAAGGATTCAGGTCACCCCCAAGATTGGGGAGTTGCTACAGAAAGGCGGCACTGCCTTGGAGGCGGTTGGGGAAGTGGTTTCAAAACCGGAAGGCGTCGAGGGTCTTTTAAAATCTGCAAGCCGCATTGCAAAAGATGAGGACCTTGCAAAGACTTTTAATAAACTCAGTTGGCTGGACCCTGCTATTAACTTTGGAGCCGACTTAACCAAAGGCTCGGCTGCTGGCGGTGCTACCGGCTTGATTCTTACGTTGCCCTCGGGTGACCCACAAGTAACCGGGGGGGGATTTGTTGGGGGAGCTACCGGGGGATTTTTCAGTGCTATCCCCGGAAGATATTTAACAAGGGGGGCCAAGCTAAAGGAACAGCTAAGGAACGAGTGGGCTGAGTTGAAAAAACAACTTTCGCCGGAACAGGTGAAGAATATAAATCAGTATGCTCCGACACTTGAAGAAGTAGGGAACGTGATCACGACCTTGAAGATGCTTAACGGAGTGACTCGCGGAGGAGGCAATATTGATTTTGAATTTTTGACACCGGCACAGTTCGCAAAAGCATACGGGGTGGATCCGAGGACCCGAGGGGCTGAAATTTCAGCCGGAAAGGTTCGGCCTCTTGTTTCTATCAACGTAGGATATCGTGGGCCTAACAGTCTTTATCACGAGTCTTGGCATGCGCTGAAAAGGTTTGCCGGTGAAACAGAATTACAGAAGACCGCAGAAGGAAAGCAGGAGGTTGCAGTGCTCAAGCCTTACCTCGAAAAGATTCAAACAATTCTTTTCGGTAAAAAACTGGGTGGCAAGACGGTTGAGAAGGGGATGTTTAGTGAGTCTGATCTTCTGGAAGGTTTTTATGATCAATACACTTCCAAGATGTCCCCTGAGATGAGGAAGAGCTTTGATCGACAATTTGAGTATAACGCAAAAGGTGAAAAGCTGACTCCGGAGGAGGCCAACCAAAAGAAGCTAAATAAAATGATGGAGGAGGTTGAAGCTGAATCCTTCCGTTATTTAATGAGCCACGCTAACCCGAGGCAGATAGCTCAAGGCAACAGGTCTCTGCATCAGAAATTTATTGATCATATGCTACTGAGTGAGCACAGCAGGACTTTGAGGGGCATGCGAAAGGCCCTAGAGACTGTCGGGGTGAATTTCAAACCAAGCGGGGAGCCTTCTGATATCTTTGCAGTAAAGGGCAAGGGGCTCACCAACAGTAGGGAGCTAAATGCAGCCTTGAGGCAATATCTTAGAGCTTGGGAGGGGCTTCAATACCGCACAAGAGTAAAAGGGGAATTGGAGCCTTCAGGATTTAGCATAGGAGGAACAGGGAAGGCTGGAAGGGCTCAAGTAGAATTTCACTTGAACAGGAAAGAAAATGACTTTTTAAGAGATCATTTCTCTTCTTCTGATATTTTAAAGAAAACAGAAACCGGCGAAGTTCATTTTGATCCTGACGGGCGAGTTGTTTTATTGACTGAGGGGGAGATTAGAAAGCTGCAGCAAGACAGGGCTGAGTTAATAAGGAACGCCTTGGAGGAAACCGATGACGGCACTGGGATGACCCTGAAAGAAAACGGGGCTTTTGAAGGGCTGCCTTCTCCTCAGCAACTTGATGCAATAGATTTAATCTCCGATAAAATCCTTACCCCTAACCAGAAGCAGATTATACGGGAGACGGCTGACATAATGAGAAATGATCCCGGTGCTCCTATTCAATTTCTTTATAATGCAGCTTTGGGCAAGGGGAAGAGATACAGCAGCAGTTTAAGCTCAACCCACAGGACTGCCGTACCTATTGGCTTTCACGTCAGCAAGGCTCAAAACTTTTATTTTACTGCCTTGGACCTCGGGGCTTACCACAGGAAAATCTCAGCGTGGGGAGACCCCACAAA